AGAAGGCCGACTTTGTGGCACGCTTTGCGCATCCCATTGAAGTAGATTGGCCACTTTGGCTATCCCGATACCCTAATAAAAAACAACGCCTGATTCGCGAGGCGGATGCTGGTTTCGGGGCTGTGGACGTACGCGATGCTGCAAAGATCAAAGCCCACATCAAGATTGAGTGTGGCTACCATAGGCGTTTGGTTAGCAGCCCTGACACGCCCGACCAAATTAAGCCGCATAGTCCACGGCTTATCCAGGCCAGTATGCCCGGTTCCAAGAACGTTGTTGGACCGTACATCTGGGCCTGGAGTCGATACACCGCATCCGACCGAGACTATACGGAATACTTAGGGAAGTGTACGTATGGACCTAGCATGCGTGCGGAGGACCTCGACGAATGGTTCCGAGTTTGCTTCATTATGATGGGCGGACGTCGCGTCCGCATCATCTGTGGTGACTATGTCCGACAGGATAAGTCTCGCCAAAGGAAACTTGTTAAGGCTTACGTGGCGGCATGTCGCGCCAGTAGCTTCCCTGAGCATGTCGTTGAACAGATCATCAAAGATAGCCGTGATAACAAAGGTTACACACCCCACGGTGTCATTTATTTTCTTAAGAATGGCATGCGTTCAGGTTGGGACGGCACCACGCACGGCAACACTTGTGGCACCATATACATTTGCGAACACGCTTGTATGGGCCTGCGTTGCTATTCTGTTGCGTGTGGTGATGATACTTATTTCATTTGTGATGAGGCTGATGCGGATGAGGTTGAAAGGAAGCTAGTTAAGCGTTCGCGCAATGCTGGCTTTGAATTAACTCTGCATAGCACGAATGAAATACACCGGGGTGAGTTTTGCAGTGGTCGGTTCTGGCCAGCAGCCACGGAGAGTGGCTATGCATTTGGCATGAAACCTGGCAAACTCATACCCAAGTTGTTTGTGGTGCGCGATCCTACAAAAATTTCTAGCGTACCAAAACACATTCGTTCCGTATGCATTGGGCTTGATCCGATAGTTAACCACGACCCGCTGAGCGCAGCTTACGTTCGTCGCTGCCTGGCTTTGGTCGGTGACGGGCGCAAAGTCCGAGGCAATCGTGACAAGCAATTTGTCCGATATACCTTGCCCCATATCACACGCATCAATCCAGCGCCGGTTGATGAGGCTAGGTTTTACGATGCCTGTGCTGACATCTACGACGTGACAGAAACCACGTTTCGTGAGATGATTACTGAGATAAATGCCGCCGATTTGGGCGATGATCTCAAGCATCCAGCATGGAAGAAACTCAACCGGGTTGACAGGTTAGGTGAGCCTCGCGTTGCTGCAGGCACCATAACCTGCAAAGCACTCGGCATTGTAGGCAGGATACTCACCAATATTGCGAAAGTGAGCATGGCACTGCCTGCCGGAGTTTTGTGTGCTAAAATCAACGACTGGATGGCTGCACGGAATCAGTTCCTCGCCGTCTGTGTCGTTGCGCCAATTGTTGAAGAGCTTGTCCGATTTACTTTGGACACCAACGGTTTGGCGGCGTTCACCACTTTGG